AGCTTTTACTGTACCATCGTACATAAAAAACCCGCCTTCATTAGACATCCAATACACTGCGCCATTAACATAAGAAGCGGCGTGCTGTCCTATACAACCACAGTTAGTACCAACTTGTCTAACACTGAACGTAAAAGGTGGGCCTACAAATTGAATCGCATAAGCTGCAAGGTCTGTTAATACAAAAACATAATCTTTACCCTGTAAAGCTGCTCTTATTTGATTACCCGTATCTAATCTAAAAGTACCCGCAGTATTAGTAGCAGTAGGTAAATAAGTATTTAAATCTTCTTGGTTTGAGAATCTTACAAACATAGGATCTTGAGATGCAGAATTACCAATAGTTGTCTCAGTTCCAAAATGAAATAAGTGTCTATCTCTATCTGAAACTAATGTAAATCGAGTAGCTGTTGGATTGTTAGTGGTTGCAAATCCACTGGTAGAAGTAGAGGCTCTTACAGTTCTAGCATTAGACGCTCCAGCATCCCACGTAAAAGTTTTACCATCAAAAATAGTTGCAATTAATACTTCACCAAAATTATCAAGACTCCAGTTTCCTGGATCTAAAGTTACGCTACCTGTAGATCTTTCAGTGCCCCAAGTCTCATCTCCCCAAGAAGATGTTCCCCAACCATATCCTGCTGTCTGAATTGTTGGTCCAACTATAATATAAGGATTAACAGTTGCAGCTCCTGCTGCAGTCATGCCAGATCCTCCTTCATTTCTTACAGCTTGAACTGTAAACTTATCTACATCAGGAACAGTTAATATTTCATAAACTTTTTCTAATTCAGCTGTGGTATAGTCTGATGCGCCTGTAACAGTCACAGAAGACAAGGTTACATATCTTCCGACTTTTAGACCATGTGATCCTTTATTAACTTGTAATACATTTGATCCATTAACAGTTGTTAAGGTACATCCTGTTATAGCTGTATCTAAGGGAGTAATATCAAAAAAAGCATTACCATAATATAAAAATAAACCTTGAGAAGTTCCAATAGCAGCATAGCGTTCTCCTGCTAATGAAGTAAAAGAAATCTGTGCTCTAGCTGCGCCAGGTAAAGTTTCTTGAGCCACAGTAAGTTGTTCCCAACCTCCTATTTTTTCTGGCGCGGTATATCTAAAACGCACAAAATCTCCATCTACCCATTGTCCTGGAAGAGCGGAAGGTACGCTTTGTTTATTAAAACCAGCTGCAAAATTTACTTTTTTTAAGGCCATAATTGTACTATATATTAATTACTAATGCATGAAAAGAAAGAAATATATGCAGAAATAGACTTTAATCTATTAAAAAATTCTTTTAACAAAGAATGGTTAAATTTAGTGTCTGATATATATGTAGATCATGTAGGAGAATTATTTAATAACTATTTTAACGATCCAGGTTTATTTAAAGGAAGATGGGAAAAAGATAAAATTATTAAAGACGATGTTTTGTATTTTAATAAATTACTATACCCCCCAAATTACGCGATCTTAGACTATGTATTAAAAAATATTAATTTTTTTAAAGATAAAAATATAATAGACAATGGTTGTGGTTTTGGAATTTTATCTGTTTTTTTAGATAAGATTGGTATTAAGTGTTTTAATTATGATACCTTAGCTCATGGGGTTAAAATGGATTCATATAATAATTTTTTAAAAAAGATTAATAAAAAATTTAATAAGCAAATTAATTTAATAGAAACAGATTTTAAAGATAAAAAATTTGATGTTGTAATAAATTCTGGAGCCTCTTTAGATCACCCCAAAC